GATATGTACATTTCCGCTCGCGAAGAAAACTTCGTGGCGGCTGGGAGGGCACTTATCATGCTTTCGCTCTGAACTTATGTTCATAATGTATGTTATGGTATCTCAACGAAGTAATACCCCGATCCCCAGGTCGGGTCTGACTCTACTGACACAACCTCACCGCGGTGGTTAATAACCACTTTGCAGTTTGGATAGTGTATGTAGGGCCAGCCCACCAAAGGATCGGGGCACTTGCTGAGTTGCAGTTGTCCGTTCCCGTTTACAGCATCGAGCCACGCAGCGCAGTAGATCGTCGTAAGTTTCTTACGGCGTCTACCGGGCTGTATACTCGGTTCGTAAACGGATGGAGTTTTGGATTTATCGTCCATGACTTCTTTGTTGATCGACTATATCTCGTGCGATGGATCGCGTGAGAGTGTGGCATGCTCTAGGAGGGAAACCTTATGGTCCCCAATAAGAGCCTAGACGACAGTTATACTATCGTAGCCGCACTCCTACGTGACGTTTCTGTACGACACGCTGGAGTGTTCAACACTTCTAGTCTTCGCTTAACCCTTAATAAGGCTAAGTGTCGACTATTTGCTGAAGGAATGGGTTTTCTTACGAAAACCTTACCACGCCTGGGGAAAGCCTTTGATAAGGCTATTTCCGGGACACTACCACTGAACTCTATTGATCTCGGGTTTGACCCCTTGCCCAATAGTAAACTTCCTAGGTTTCTAGGTGAGTTCTTTCAGAGGGTATTATCGCCAGACGGGGTGCTCCTTGAGCAACCTTGTGCCGAATGCGTCAGAGTAGTCAGGCAAGTCTTGTACTTGTTTTACAAGTATGAACTGCCCTATACCGATGAGCAAGAACACAAAGTCGTCTCCAGCTTTGAGAAAGCTGAAGCCGACCTTTCCGCGTTTCAGGCGAGGCTTCAAGAAATTGAAGCCGATCCTGAATTTACTACTTACCGCCGGGTTAGATGCCCTATTGAAGGCAGTAACCCGTCGGCGGTAGCACGTGAGGCAAGACAACTTCTCGCGAAGCTGTTTTGTCGGTTCGATCCG